CGGTACAGAGTTCACCTCTTCTTTGGGTACGTCGGTATATACGTTCACTACTCAAGAGCAATGCACAGCACAGTTCGATAATGGGAACTACGTATTCAAAGACTTCTCTAATGATTCGCGAATAACTGTACGGGAAGGATCTACTAAAACAAAGACATTCCTTGTCGGTGAAGAAGGTGGTGTATATGTACTGCCAGACGACACGCTAGATGTATCTACTGTTAATGTTAAAGTATACGATAACTATCTGTCTAACAGATTCCAGAGATTCTCTGACATCAACAATGTTACTACAGTAAACTCTGACTCTAAAGTATTCATTCTACGAGAGACTGCTAATGGTCAGTACTAGTTATTCTTTAGCGACGGTAATATCTTAGGTACTGCGCCACGCGCTGGTAACCGAATAGAAGTAACTTATATCACGTCCCGTGGTTCAGAAGCAAACGGTGCAGAGGTGTTCAGTACTTCAACTACCGTTGATGGTCAACCTATTCAGGTATCAGTTATCGCTGCAAGTGGTGGCGGTGCAGAGAAAGAAAACGTAGAATCAATCAAACTAAACGCACCTAGGTCATTTGCCGCACAGAACAGATTAGTTACAGCAGACGATTATACTGCATTGATATCAAAAAACTATGGTAACTTCATACGTGATGTCATTGCATGGGGTGGTAATGATAATATACCACGACAATTCGGAAAGGTATTTGTTAGTCTTAATTTCTTAGATGGAGTAGCGCCTTCGGTCGAAGAAGAAGTTAAACAGAATATCAAAGACCAGCTGACATCCAACCTATCTATTATGTCCATCGATACAGAGTTCGTTGAACCAGAGATGACGTTCTTAGAGTTGACTACAGTATTTAATATCGACCCACTAAAGAGTCCTTCCTCTACCGAAGCATTACAGGCTCAAGTCGATGCATTCATTAGAGATTATATGGATAGCGTTTTAGGTACATTTGAATCAGTCTTCCGTCGTTCTAATCTATTAACTCAGGTAGATTCATTGTCTTCTGCGATACTTAACTCTAAGATGTCAGTTAAGGTACAGCAACGAATTGACCTTGATAGTCAGATTAAAGCAATCGAAGAATCAAAGAATGCGCTGGGTAGACCACTACTATCGTACATAGAAAAAGATCACACAATTAAATTCCCATTCTTGCTTGCAGAACCAGACAAGGATGACCATATAATAAACTCTTCAGTGTTTAAATCAGATGGCAAGAACGTTGTAATCAAAAACCTATTGGGTTCAACTCAATTACAACTATTGGACCTTGATGGCGCAGTCATGATTAATAACATTGGCACATACGATCCAGTGAAGGGAACCATACTACTTAATTCAATACGTATTGACAAGGACGGTTATGTAGGAACTGGTATTCGATTATCAGCAGTGCCTGCGAACCAGAGCACAATTAGTCCACTACGTAATTACATCATAACATTAGATGAGAGTGTATCGTCGACTACTGGTTATATAGATGCAGGGGCAACTAGGGTTATACAATAATGTCTAACATATCCAGACAATACAGAAGTGCTCCCAAGTTCTACCAGAGTCAGGTATCTCAGGTATTGCCGGAGTTTTTCGTAGATGAATATCCTAAACTAATTTCGTTTATAGAGAAGTACTACGAGAGCACTGGAGAGGAAGGTAATACTTCTATAACCCAAAAAATTCATAACTTGTTTGATGTGAGAAGTATCTCTAGCACCGAATTAAGTTATTTGGATCAACTGATAGGAGAGATAAGTGACGGACTAGAAACGTCATCATTCTATCAGAGTCCACGGTTGATGGCAAGACTTCTTGTTGACCTTTACCGCGCTAAGGGTACAGGTATCTCAACCGAACAGTTTTTTAAAGCATTTTATGGTGAAGATGTAGAAATAAGTTATCCTAAGAAAAACATCTTCATATTAAATGACAAGCCTGGCGGTTCATTAATTGGACCTCAGTCATTGAGGTATATACAGGACGATAAGAAATACCAGATATTTTCAGTTCTTTTGAAAACAGGTATGTCCTTGAGTGATTATGAAACACTATATACTAAGTTGATACACCCAGCTGGGTTCTACCTTGCTGCCGAAACAGAAACACAATCAGTTGCAAGTGTTGATTTAAAGGCAGGATTAACCGTAGACCCATTAGAAATTCCTAATTATGCTATACTACTTGAAGCAACTGCACTAGGTACACATGTACAACCTACCTATTCTCTACTTACTATGGAAGAGAATGATGCAGTAGATGTTAGAACACAAGCACAAAAGGATGAGGGTTCAGGTATCATTGTAAGTTCTCTAGAGACTTTGGACAGATACGAAAATGTATCTCTGCAACAGTTGGCTGATGATTTCGTAACAGTCGCAGATTGGGCTGGCGTAAGACCACCAACTTTGGATGATGAAGGTTTAGACCTATCTCAAGAATACGAAACCCTAGACGCATCAGACCACACATAACGGAAACCTATAATGTCGAGAAAAATTCTAAATACTGGCGGTTCTGCGAACGACGGAAGTGGTGACACTCTCCGCGAAGCCAGTGAAAAAATAAATCAAAACTTTGAGGAACTATACTCTCAGGTTGATATTGGTGGCGGTGATGGTATCACTCCAGAATTTATCAGCAATCTGGTCGATACCGAAGTTCTGGAAGCCCTTAATGGGGTAGACCCTAGCAAAATTACCGATAATGCTAATGATATTACTAACTTGGATGCACGAGTTTCTAACATCCAAGAAATCATTGACAACACAGACATTGGTGAAAAGGGACCTCAAGGAGACCCAGGCGAACTCGGTCCACAAGGTGGAGTCGGTCTACAGGGGGGAGTTGGTCCACAAGGTGCACAAGGTGAAGTCGGACCACAAGGTACTACGCCAGGCCCAATAGGACCACAAGGTGCAGTCGGACCACAGGGTATAACTGGACTTCAAGGTAACCCAGGCGAAACCGGACCTCAAGGAAATCAAGGTCCGCAGGGTATAACTGGTCTCCAAGGTAATCCTGGCGAGACTGGTCCTCAAGGTGAAACTGGTGCTCAAGGTGAAACTGGTCTTCAGGGTAATCCTGGCGAAACTGGACCTCAAGGAGAGACCGGACCACAAGGTATAATCGGACTTCAGGGTAACCCAGGCGAAACTGGAGCACAGGGTGAACAAGGTCCACAGGGAATCATAGGTCTCCAAGGTAACCCAGGCGAAACTGGACCACAGGGTGAACAAGGTGCTCAAGGTATCATTGGTCTTCAGGGAAATCCTGGCGAGACTGGACCACAAGGGGAGCAAGGTTCTCAGGGTGTTATTGGTCTACAGGGTAATCCTGGCGAGACTGGTCCGCAAGGTGAAGCTGGACCGCAAGGAATAATTGGTTTACAAGGCAACCCAGGCGAAACTGGAGCACAAGGAGAACAGGGTTCTCAGGGTGTTATTGGTCTTCAAGGTAACCCAGGCGAAACTGGTCCTCAAGGAGAGACTGGATCACAGGGTGCTATTGGTCTCCAAGGTAATCCTGGCGAGACTGGACCTCAAGGTATACAAGGTGTTCAGGGTAATGTAGGCCTACAGGGTAATGTAGGTGAAGTCGGACCACAAGGTAATGCAGGGGCAGTTGGACCACAAGGGGTCCAAGGTAATGTCGGTGAATTAGGACCACAAGGTTCTGCTGGCGCACAAGGTGCTGCTGGAATTCAAGGTAATGTTGGAGATAAAGGTGCTACTGGTGCAGTTGGTGCTCAAGGTGCTGCCGGACTTCAGGGTAATGTTGGAGATAAAGGTGCTACTGGTGATGTTGGTGCTCAAGGTGTTGCCGGACTTCAGGGTAACCCAGGCCCATTAGGTGCAACAGGTGTAACAGGTTCTACAGGTTCTACAGGTGCTGCCGGAGCAACTGGAGCGCAGGGTGGTACTGGACTTCAAGGAGATCCAGGCCCTAAAGGTCCAGCAGGTACTACTCCAGGCCCAGTAGGTCCGCAAGGACTTGAAGGAGAC